CTACCTCTTGTGGTGGAATAGCCCCTACGTTAATGTAGAACATTCTCTTTTCTGGAGCTCTCATGATTCTATGAATTAACATAGCATCTTCCATTAAAGTAACTTGCTTAAAGATCTTTCTAGCAGGCTCTAAATAAGAACGTCCATAAGGAAGGTAGTTAGTATCAGAGATTAATCTAAAGTGTGCAATTTCGTAGTTATCAAATTCAACTACTCTCTGCTCTGCCTTTCTTTTAGGCATATAATTCGGATGCTGAGATGAAGCTAAACCGTCTGGGTCTAGTTTGAATGTTACTTTAGCTGGATTGTCAGGATCTAATCCTTCCTCTCTCACCATGTGGTAAACTGTATAAGGTAGAACATTATAAACTCCGAACTTCTCTGCTATCTCAAGTTTTAGGAAAAAGTCTCCGTATTTACACATGTTCCGAGTCCATGACCATAAGTTAAACTCGATGTTTAACACATCGTAAAATAAGTTATAAAGTACTCGTTGAATATTTTCGTCTGTAGATTTAATTGATAAAATCTCATTTTGATCATTTTTTACTGTTGATTCGTCAGCTAAGATGTCTAATGCAGAAGCAATAATTGGATCAGTATCCATAGCTTCATAATCAGAATATAATTGAATCCTTAACGTCTGGTAGTTAAGGTTCGGATTAAAGATATTTTTGTTATTGTAAATATACAGACGGCTGAATCTATCAACTAAGGAATTTGTCTGGTATCTACCTGTAGATTGTATTTGATTTACATCAGCAATTTTAAGTTCATCACCTCCTACATTCCTAACAATAACGTCATTAGAAAATAATCTTCTTAATCTGCCAAATAATGAAGTGTCCGCCATTCCGGTATATTTTATATATAAATAGTTCTATTTTAACAGCCAGCGAATATCTTCTTCGCCATAGGCTGTCTTAGTAAGATACGGATTTTCTCTCTGGATAGCAACATTTGTCATTACAGCTTGGTTCCTGGCGTTAAGATTATTAAAAGAAGATAGCTGTGCTCTAGCTAAATCCATACCTTGCTGTCTTAATCTAAGAGCAGTATCACGTACATACAGAGCTGTTGCACATGCCATTAAAAGGTCATCGTTATATCTGTCCTGTGCTTGAGCTTTACCGTTTTTCCAAACAAATACTCTCATTTCAGACATTAAACGTTTTGATTGAATAGTAACTGATTTCTCTCTTATGTACTCAATCATTTTGGCAATAACTAAAGGTCTAGTTCTAGCAGACATTGTAAATCCAGGAACTAATTTATCTCTTTCAAATTTATTCATATATGATTCTACTGATTCCATATTGGCTGTAGAACTATAATATAAGTTTCTATATTCTCTTTCAAGGATCTGCTCAATAGTAGCCCATCCAATGTTTGCATTTTCTACTACAAGTAATGCATCGTTATACTCTGATGCTATTCCTACAAGTACGTTACCAAAATCTTTAGGTGAAAGTTTACCTTTATATTCAGCAACTTGCGTACAAGATTCGATATCAAATATATGGAATGCAGAGTAGTCAGTTGAATCACCTCTAGCGACGTCAGCTACAACCATATACGATTTCATATAATCTACTCCTTCCCATACCCATAAGTTACCGTCGACACCTCTTCTTTCTAAAGGATCTTTTTCATAGGTCTGTTCATAATAAGCCATATCATCTGGTTCAAATACTGTATCACCGGAAGCTAAGAAGTCACAATCACATTCCTGTCCTGCCATTCTAGGGCCAAGGTCAGCATCTTGTTGATCTCTCCAAGCTTGATTTCTTTCTGGATGTACTGTCCAAGGTAGTCTAATAGGTAAAAATGAGTTTTCTTTTGATTCAGCTTTTTCCCATGTTTGATGGAACCAGTTACCAATACCGTTAGGGGTAGATAATGCCATACACTGTCCACCGGTAGCTAGTGTTTGCTGTGCTGCAGTAAACGTTTCTTCAATATTATCGATAAACGCTGCCTCATCTATTAGTAGTAGCGATACTGCTTCTGATCTTGCAGCATCTGCATTAGATGACTTAGCTGTTATTTTAGAACCGTTCTTTAACCTTAGTGATAATTTGTTTTTCTCCTTGGCAGGTAGCTTTAGCCATCTTGGTAACTCATCGTACATAAACATCGTCTTAGATACTAGGTTACGTGCAGTTGCCTGGGTAGTTGCTAATGCTAAGACGTTTTTATCTTTATGAAATAACATCAGCCACAAAGAATATGCTGCAGCTAAAGTTGATATACCTAGCTGTCTAGACTTAAGAGTAATAATATATTGATGGTCTTTAAATAAATGAAGAACTTTACCTTGAAATGGATAAAGATTAAATAAGATTCGGCCACGTGTAGGGTGCTGAATATAGCAGTACTTCTTCATGAAGTACGCCGGATCTTTTGCGCACTTGATGTACTCTTGTGCGATTAGTTTTTTTATGTCTTGTGCCATAACTATTTTTATCCAAAGATAGATTTAAAATCTACTGCGATTTCACCTCCTTTTATTTCTACTAAATTTAAAAGATCAGCTTGTCTCAATTTATCAAAATCTATATAAAAGAAATGTATGTTACCTTCTATAACAGCGCTAGCTATATAACCTTCATCTCCTGGTTTGGTTGAAAACTTGCTCATAACAAGTCTTGATAAAACTGCTTTTGCTGCGTCTTCTACATCTGTAGGTGAATTAAGTTCACTATCTAACGCATCTAATTTTTCTTTGATACTTTTTATTATTTCAAACTTTTCAGCTTCTTGTGATAGTATTCCTGAATCTTTTACTTTAAAGATATCTTGAAAAGCTACTAATAACTCTTGAGGTCTAAAGTTAGTAGGGGTAATAGCTTTTTTAGAACTTTCTAAATTTAGTATTTTCATTAAGGAATGAAAACCAAAAATAATGTTTAGTATTCTAATATTGGTTTTTTGACTTGCAAATTTACCTAATTTAATCTTACCAGTATGTTTACCGTAAGCTTTAACTTCTACTTTTTTATCCCCAATCATCAAATCAGGGTTATCACTACCTCTAGTATCGTATGTAGTTATAGGGTTTTTCTGGTGCTGGTAGAGCCAATATATTGCAAGTTCTCCAGGCCCAATAGACTGATCAGGGGAGAGTTTAAAAATTATCTTATATTTTTCTAAATCTCTACTGTCTACTTTTATAGTTCCAGAACCTGCAGGAACAGTATATTGCCCAAAAACTTCAGGTATCTCTCCGTCAAACTTGTCTTTTATCATCTTATCGTATTGATTAGATTCTTCAACAAGTACAGCATTATCTGTTAGTTCAGAGATAAGCTTATCTAATATAGCTTTATCTTCCGGATTTTTTATATCCGGTACACCTGTTTTAGTTCTCCAGGCCCATTCTATATATAGCTTGTCTGTTACGTTCATTATGCTTCTGGTTCTTCTCCTGCTTCAAAATCAATTGGCTCTCCGGATAGGTCTTCACCGCCTTCTTCACCGCCTTCTTCTCCTCCAGGAAAGTCTTCTCCACCTTCTGCTCCACCTTCTTCGCCAGGAAAGTCTCCGCCTCCTCCGCCACCGCCTCCGGTGTCAGTGTCAAAGTCAGCTTCTCCAGCTCCTTTCATAGGCGCTTCTTGATAGAGTAAAGCAAGTTTATCTAATGCTTGCTGGTAGTCGTCTATTTTATTAATATAGTATCTTTTGCCCATAATCTGAGCTTCAAAAGTTTTACCTGTCCATTTTAAAATATAATCCTGTCCATTTTTTAGATTGATTCTAAAAGAAGTAGGACGAGGTGAAATCCAATCTATAGAGTCTACAAACTCTTTAAAATCTTCTGTCTGTAATTTTATTAGAGCAGCTTTAAGAGTTGGAAATTTAGAAAGTATAGTATCCGTAGAATCTTCTAATACTGTTTCTTCAGGTGCTTTAGTATCAGGCTCTTCTTCTGGTTGTGGTTTATCTTCTACTTCATCAATAAGGGACTCTATAAGAACCTCTTCGTATGCTTCTAGTATTAACTTTTTTAGATCAGCTCTTTTCATATCTTAATCTAATTCTTGATTTCTATTAATTCCTGCTACTGCATCTCCGTACTTATCTAAAAGCTCTTTTTTCTTTTTAGTTAACTCTGCCATTTTAGCAAGATGTTCTTTATCTTCTTCTGATCTTTGATCTGCAGGAGTTTTAGCAACAGCTATAGTATGGTCTTTATGCTGTTTTAAAGCTTGGTCGATTTTGTCTAATTGCTTTTTAATAGCTGCTTGACCTTCTTCTAACTCCATATGAGTCCCGTAAGACATCTTTTCATCAAAAATTTCAAAAGCTCTAATTACTTGCTGGAGGTCATCCATTGCATCTGGTTCTTTCTTACTAACGTATTTTTTAAGATCTTGCAATCTTTTAACGATAGGTCCTATAATATCGTCATAATTTACTTTAGAACCGAATAATTCATCTACTGATTCGTCGAATTCATCATCGTAACCTTCTTCTTCTAATCTATCTACAAACTTACCTAAAGTAGTATCGTATCTATTACTTGAATAAACAAAGTTGAATGCTCCATATCCATCTAATCTAGAGAGCTCACTAGGGAAGTACTGTCTTACAATCTCTCTAGCTTCTTGTCCTAAATCTTCTGCTCGGTCTACAATATCTCTTAATTCAGAAATTGCATCATCATAAGATGCTTCATTCATTTCTGCTTTTTTAGCATGAATAGCTTTTCTTTGAGCGTCTGATTTATATTTACCTTCATTAGCTGGAGCAAATAATTTTTGCATATTACTCCAGAATTCAGGGAACATTTTAGAAGTATATCTCTGTGCAGCATACGTTACAAGACCTTCTCTATCTGTTTTATACTCTTCCCAATCATCCCAGTAAAAATCTACTGCGGCTTCTGCAGCTGCTAATACTTGGCTTAATCCAGGGAATTTATCAGGGTTACCTAAATCCTTATGCATTGATTGATTCATTGCATTTTGATCCGATCCTCCCCACTCTTTTAAGCTTAATTTTCTAGCTCTAGATGAGTTATGTCCTTTAGACCATGCTAAATGATCTTTAGTACCTTTTTCGTAAGGATTCTCGCTATACTTCTTACCTTTAGAAGCAGCCATTTGTCCTTCTTTTTCTTTAGCTTTTTTAGCATGAGCTATTCTCTGCTGAACCATTACCGGATGAGATTGAGCTTCTAAAGCAAGCTTATCAATCATAGGTTGCTTTTCTTCTGAGTCTAAATAGTGGAATGCTTTTGATAAGTAGTCTTTTGCTAAGATTAATTTAGATTGCCACCAATTAGGAAAATCTACTTCTCCATCAAATTGATCGTACTTAGCTAATTTTTTGTAAAGCTTAGCAGCATATGTAGCAGATTCATAAGCAGTCGATTTTAACATTCCAGGTTCATCGTCTTGATGTCCTACATCTAAGTCTTCTCCTTCTCCTATATAATCATTATCAGCTTGAGCTGCGTTTAGCATATCATTTAAGTCATGATCCTTTTGTAATGAAGGATTCTTTAAAGTTACTGCGTTAGGTAAATCATCTCCGTAACCTATATGAAGTTCAAAATCTTGTCCTTCTTTATATTTACTTTGTAGATGTTTAACAACATCTTCTATTCTATCTAAATCATATCCAAAGGTAACTAACTTGCCATCTTCTGCTTCATTTTCTTTTATATACCCTAATTTTTTAGCAATCTGATATCTTAATTGATCATCCTGATATGGTCTATTACCGAAAGTATATCTTGAATCTCTTCTAGTTTCTATGTCTATATGACTAGCAGCTTTATCTCCTAATTTTTTTATATCGCTAAATCCTAATGCATTTTCTTGCTGATAGTCTTTTTCTGATCTTCTTCTTTTCATATAATCAGTATCTGCATTTGGAACACTATGTAATTTATTATACCAAGCTTTAAATTCTGGATCTCTTTCCAGATTGGCAGTTAGTTCTGGTGATAGAGAATCTAGTCCGTTATCATCTACTTGCTGTACTGCTTTTTCTGCATCGTTTGGATCTTCTACGTATTTTAAAATAATATCACGTAAAGCATCCATGCTTTCGTCATCAAAGACTGTTGGTGTATTTTCGTTTATACCAGGAAAATTAGACGATGATAGATCTATGCCGTCACCTTGCAGGTCATCAATCATACCAGGGTCAAAATCTTTTTTATGGATATACATAACAACATTACCGGCACCGTCATCATCTACAATATCAGCGAATCTAACTGGGTCGTAGAAAGTTTCAATGGTATTTTGAGCAGCATTTAATTTAGCTTTGTCTGTTCTAGGTACTTTAAAGTAGTACATATTTTCAGGAGCTTCATTTACTTCCTCTTCTCTAGCAGCATCATTAATTTTTTCAATATGAGACTGAATATAGGAAAGATCTGTGTTTTGATTTAAACCGATTCTGTTACCTAATACGTATATATCTGAAGCAACTTTGATTGCTCTATCTAAATACTGCTTAGCTTTATTTGAATCTTTCAAAGCAATCTTTTCAATAGTAAAGAGGATATCATGTAGTTGAGCTAATTTTTTCAACCCTTCTTTATCTTCAATGCTTCCGTCTTTAATCACTCTATCAAATAAAGATTTAGCTCCAGGGCAAATATCAAAATGCATAGTTTGATAACCATATACATTAACGTTATGTTTATCAGCAGCATATTCACCTTCATTCTTATTAGCATTTTGAATAAGAGCTTGAATCTTTTTAATCATATCTCTTTCAGGATGCTTTTCTAATCTTTCTTTTTCTTTTGCGTCAGCAAATTCTTGATCAGACATACCTTCAGATAAAGATCTGAAATGTTTTACTAACTCATTAGCTAATACGTCAACATGCACAATAGCTTCACCAGAAGGTTTAACTCCTACGTCTACTAGTTCTTTATCAAACGAAAAATCTACTAAATGTAAGGTATCGTCTGAGATGTAGAAAGAAAATTGATCATCAGATCCATTTTTATATTCAACGTATATCTCGAAAGAACCTTCAGAGATGTCTTTAGCTTTCATATGTGCTACTTCATCTCCTGCATCATTTAATGCTTTAGCTACTGCTTTTCCTACGTCTTTAGCAATAGCCATCGTTTCTTCTTTTGAAAACTTTACTCCTTCTTGTTCTTTCGTGAGTGCTACATTTATACCTTTTTTAGCAAGTTTTTCAGCTTCTCCAGAATCATCAGTAGATACTACTCCTTTTTCAGGATCAATTTCCATTTCACTAAGTTGCTTTGTAAAAGATTCTTTTAACATTTGTAGTTTAGTTATAGTTTCTTTAACATCGATATTTTTTATATCTTTGTAAGTCCCATCTTGTATTGCTTTTAAGGACTTTTCACATTTAGATAGACTATCTTTAATTTCTTGGTAGGTCATATTAGACATGTTTATATACGTATATACTATAAATAGTTATTTTTTACCGCCTTTCATGTTTGCACACCAGTGGTACATTTTTCCTTTCTCTCCGCCATACTTTTTAGCCTTAGCTCTTAGAGAGGAAACAGAACCTTTACATGAGGCTCCTGATCTTTTAACTCTACCGGGTCTAGATTTTCCTTTTACTTTACCGTCGGCGTAGTTTTCTTGCATTTCAGATAAATCTACAATCCAAATTTTTGGATCAATACCGTTCTTAACTAAACCTGAAAGTCTAGTATTACCGGCAACTAGGTCATAATCGTTGTCAGAGAACTTAACAGCTATCGACATTTCGATTGTACCTCTTTTGAATGCGTCTTGGAATCTCTGTTTTTTAGGTTCTTCTAAACTATCGAAATTTAAATCGACATTTCCTAGTACGTTTTTAATCTTAGAGTAAGATGTAACGTATCCTTTTTTAGCTATATCAATCCAACCCTGTTTACCCATTTTCTCAAACTCGGGATAACGTAGAGCTTCCTCATATTCTTCGGCGAAGTTTGGGTCTCTGTAGGTTATACCTTCAAGTATGAGTTGAATTAGTTTCACTTCTTATAGTTTACTAAAAAAATCTTTTGCTAATCTTTTGTATTCTTCTTTATCAGCCGGGTCTCTTAAATCTGGGCTTGATAGTCCTTTTTGGTAGTAGTACTTTAAATTACCAAACCATCTGATAGCATCTGATTTATCTTCTCCTAGATTTGTAGATTGTGTACCGCCTTGAGGTTTGATATAATCAGAAGCAAAAGCTTTTAGAGTATCTACAGATTTAAATACCGGTGTTCCTTTTTCTTCTCCAGTTTCTACATCAACTAAAGAGTATTTAGCTCTATCGGATCCTACCTTAATTAATTTAAAGATAAACTCTCCATATCTTGATTCGAGTTCTTGAGGCCAATCTTGACCTTCAGACATTTTATTAATCTTCTTACCGGCTTTTACTGCATCTTTATGTGCATTAGAGTTTTTATGGGCAGGTTTTTCACCTCTAGCTCTTTTAGCTCTAATATTAGCCCAAAGTCCTGGTTTTTCTTCTTGAAGTTCCTTGAGTGCTTGTTTAAAATTTTTCATACAATTATACTTTATCTGAATGTTCAAATAACATTCTACCAACGATAGCTACTAACGAACCAAAAATTATCCAAAGAGCTCTAGTTACTCCTGCTTTCCAGGCTAGTAAGTCTTTAAGTTCACTAATGTATTCGTCGTATTCTCTTTTTCTAGAAGCTTCTGTTAATCTAAACTCTGAGTTTTTATTAGTGTTTACTATCACACCGTCCTCGGGGTTAAGGAGAGTATATTTAAGGTCTGAGATATCTTCTTTTACGTGTTCAAGGTCCTTCTGTAGCTGCTTAAACTCGCCATTTGGCATGTTAGTTCTTACATACTTGATTTCGGTCAATAAAGATTCAAGTAGTTCTTTCTGTGTCATTAGAAAAGTTATTTTACTAATAAATAGCTACGCTTTTTCTCTTATATACTGTGCGTAATCTTTGATACCTTCTAATAACTCATCCCTCTTTTTAGAAGACATTCCTCCCCAATTCTCTACAGTTCCGTCCTCAGTAACAAAGTTGTCTGAGGTAGATAAAGTTTCAAGAGCCCATGATTCGATATCGTCAGCAAATGCTTTTAAATTGCCAGACATCATTCTCTTTTCGTAATCTTCGTATAAACCTGCTTTTTTAAGATTAGCTTCCATTTCGACTGTGCATGGATCAAAGCAAAATCCATGAAGTTTAAACATTTTTTTAGATAAATGATGTTTCATTGGACTGCCGCATTTCGGACAAGTTAAAGGTATTCTTGTAGCTTTTTTTGCTTTATCTAATTTAGTAATGTTTTGTTTAATACCGTTTTTAATAGTCCAGGTCTTTCCAGACTCTTCCCATATATCTCCTTCTTTATGATATTCAAAAGATTTTTTATATCCGGTTTGAAGCTTGGTTTTAGCAGTAAAGTCTTTATTAACTAAGTTACGTGCTCTTTGTACGTCTGATTGTTTGAACTCTTTTTTTAATAACGATTCATTACTCATATCCTAATTCTTGTAACTTTTGTATAACATGGTCTACATTGCCGTCTTTACATCTTATTGCAATTCCGCCTTTTGCAGCCCATTCGTTTATATTAGACTTTTTATCATCTATTAATATAGCATTTTCTTTTGAATATCTCTGCTTATCTGCTGAATATGCAAATATAACTTTAGGTTTAGGGTTTAAATTATTTCTTACCCATAGGTTTTTACCAAGTCTTGATGTATCGTGTCTAGAGGGAGAGGTTAAAAGGTCTGGTCGATAAGGGTTAATAAAATCCCAAAGTCTTCTACCCTCAGGCATCCAATCCATTCCAACCCAAAATTTAACACCTATTTTATTATCTATGAGATCCCAGAAGCCAGGTGTTCCATATCTGTTTTCATACTGTTTAGGAGACATTCCTGTAAAATGTTCAAACCTTGATTCGAAGTCTGTTAAAACTCCGTCCATGTCACAATAAATTTTGTATGGGGGACTTGGTTTTTCCTCTTTTAGAGGGTACCCTTCTTTAAGAAGTTCTTTTAATTTTTGCATAACCTTTATTTATATTCATTTTTAATTTTATCTTCCCAGTTTCTAAAAGTAATATTACCTCTTAGGTAAGCTTCTTTTTCTAGTTCTAGCAAATGTTCATCTTCATTTGTATTAGATGTATTAACATCAACTAATCTTCCTTCTATATTTTGAATATGGTGTATCATTTCATGTACAAATGATCTCATAATATCTTTAGGGTGTCTACCTTGTGTGTATAGTACTATTTCATTTATAGAAGGATCGTAATATGCAGTACGTCCGAAAAAGTCAGAAGCTTCAGTAACATCTTTTCTTATTTTTACTTCTGGTAAAGGGGTAATATTCAAACCTTCATCTATCATATATTCTAAGATAGAACCCATATACGGGGTAAAATCAAAATCTGAGTTATCTGTTTTATTTTTCAAACCTACTCTAATATGATCGTCTTGAAAAGTTACAGATACAGTATCGGTTTCGACTTGGTTTCTTATTCTATTATAGAGAGTAACTAATTTAGCTCTATCATCAGATCGTACTACAGAGCGTGGAGCAACAGGAGCACCAGATGAACCTTCGTTAAGGTTCTCTGTAAACCAGTTAGAGAATAAATTTTCTATTGTATTCTCCATAGCTTCTGAAATGATAGATTGTTTTAACATGTTTAAAATTTTTAAAATCTCATCCTTATTTAACTCAGAAGGAAAAAAATCTTTTACTACATCTAAGTTTCCTGAAAGTATTGCTGCTCTAAATTTAGTAGCTCTTTGTTCTCCAGGTCCTGCTATAACTAACCCCTCAACGTTAGGAGTATTTTTATATGTAGTTATTCTCCTTAGATCTGGTATATCTTCTTCTGTTCGTATTCCTGCAATAGCGTAGAATTCTTGATCAGGATTTGCTTTAGCATAATCTTTCGAAGCAAACATTGGATTTTTTTGTCCGTCCATTATTTCAACTCCAGGAAGATATTTCTTATAAATATCCCAAATAGCTTTTGATTCCTTTTTTGATATTCCGTTTCTTTCTCCTCCTCCTATAAAGACTAATACTTTATTTATTTGTTTAACTTTATCTTTATCACCAGCTAATGCAGATGTACCTACATCTTTGTATGTGTCTGCACTATATAGCTTACCATTATGAGTTCCATTTAAAAGCCTTTTAACAACTTCAAAGTGTCCTCTATGTGGTGGTTTAAATGCTCCTGGATATAATGCTATCATGCTAAAAAGTTTTGTACATCTCTATCTATCTCTTGAGGAGTAGAGTGCTTAAGTAATTCTTGGAAGACAGGTGAAAATAGCATTTCAGCAATACTCTCTAAGACTGCTTCATTATCTTGATCTCTTTTTTCTTTACCGTCTCTGTATTTTTTAAGAGTATCTCTCATTTTATCATCTCCAGGACCTGCTCCTATCTTTCTGTAAGATTTCAAGAAAGCATTTTTCATTGCTTTATCTTCGGATCTATTTTCTTTATCGTAATCTATACCTTGGATAGCTTTTTGAAACTCTTCTTCTTCCTGCTTAGACATTTCTACAGGCTTAAAAAACGATGATTTACCGTAACCTGTTTTTTCGTTATAATTTTGAAGGTAGTCTTTTATGCCTGCAGGACCATTTTTTGCTGCAGTATTAAATCCTTCTATCTCTTTATCGTATTCTCCTCCTCTAGTGTTAACAAAAATTGAAAAATTTCCTTTTAATTTTTTATTGAAGTCACCAATTTTTTGGTAAGCATTTCTCCAGGTACTAAAAATAGATGCAGAAGGAATGTTTCTTTCTCTGGTAAAATTTGAAATATAAGAAATCATAGGATGAGTATATACCATTATCATATATACATCATATCCGTTTTTAATTAGTTTATCTAGATTTTTATCAAACTGAACTCCAGATGCTGTAGTGTCCCAAACAAAACTAGTTTTCTCGTCCGCTGCCGCTTCTACGTCCTTGTTGACTTGGCGGCTGGCTGCTCCTAGGTTGTTGTAGTACGGGTGGTCTGGATCCTCGACGTATTTGTCCGGATTGAACTGGGTTAGAGAGTCTAGGGACAACTGATTTAGGAGATAGGTTTTCCCTGCTCCAGCTCCTCCTGCCATTATTACGGCTTTGGGTTTGGTCGTTGCTTCTAGGATTAATTCTGATAGTTTCATTATTATTTCTTCCTCTATTAAGGTTTAAAATTTCACTTCCTCTTCTTCCTTTGATGTGTATCTTAGGCTGTACTTTAGGAGGACTATAATTATAAATAGGAGGATTAACGTACCAGTTCCTATAATTCCAATTGAATCCTCTATTGGGCCAACCGTAGTATGGGTATGACCAGATGTTCCAGTAGTTATTGTAGAGTCCGTAGTTAAATCTTGTAAAATTAAAATCAAAGCTATCATAATTATATCTTTGAAAATCTCTCAAAGGAACCGCTAAAGTATCACCAGTAGAGGTTACAGTTAAGATCTTTTCTATCTTTACTCTGTTTTTGGTACTTATTTGGTAAGTTCCACAACTATATAAAGATACGAAAAAAACTGCAGAGAGACAAATTTTTACAAGTTTATTCATAGTTTCAAAGATGTTGGATAACTATTATAAATAGGTTCAGTATTAGGGTTTTCCAACTGGTATAATTTATAAATCATCTGAAATAATTCAAAGTTTTTATCTATATCATCTATGTTTAGTATTTTCCACCCTTTACCTTGGTATACTCCTTTTTTCTTAGAAGGGCCTCTAGATTGAGCTTTCAACCATATAATTCCGGTTCTTTCTATATCAATACCTTTGGATTCCCCTAGAGCTTTAGCATAAGAAGCTAACTGTAAGTCATAGGACTTATGTATACTATTAGATGTTTTTATATCAAGTAACCAAGTTTCACCGTCCATTTTAACTACTAAGTCAGCGGTACCGGCATACTTATATTTATCCGACCAAACGAATTCTTCTGTTGATATAAGTTCTGGTTTATAAGTTGACCAAAATTCATAAAACTTAAGAATCATTTCCCATACTATTTGAGAATATCTTGCATTTCCGTAATCATCCATCCAAGATACCTCTTCTCCTTTAACTAAAGCTTCTGCAGCTTCATGAACCTGTGTTCCTTCTTTACCTGCTCTTCTCATAATCAGATCAGCGTTATGCCCAACGTCTTTGAGCCAAGACTCGAAAAACTTATTTTTGGGCATATACTGGAGTATGGTAGTTACGGACGGATAGTATACTCCTTCTGATCTTTTATAAACTCTCCTATCAAGAAAGTTAATTTGTTTTAATTGTGGATTAAAATCAAGTCTGTTTTTTTCATTCTGTTCAAGAATGTTCATACCTTGCTTTATCATAGGTCAAGTTTGTGCAGCATTATACCTGATAGGTCTAATTCTTCTGCTGATTGAATTAATTCGGTAAAAGCTTTAAAGCCCATTTCGGAAGGGTCTTTATCGGGGAGGTTAACTAGAAATACTCTTTTACCTTGATTAAGTAATTGTTCGGCTATTTGTAATGCTCTATCTCGAGCATCCGTATCTAACGCAACGTAAATGTCAG